AAAAGACATTAAAAGATCTCTTGTTTAACTAAACAGAACTTTATAGACTATAGAGGCAATTCTGTGTCTGAGAACAAAAGAGTAGGCAGGCCCTCAAAGAAGGATGTTTCATCTGTTAAGAAAGGTAACAGGAATTCTGTTGGTAGACCCAAAGGGGATGCTGCTACAATCAATGAGTACAAAGCACGTATGCTTGCATCTCCTAAGAGTAGGAAGGTGTTAGACAGTATCCTCAATGCAGCTCTTGATGACGATCACAAGAACCAGGCAGCAGCATGGAAGTTGTGTATGGATCGTTTGTTACCTGTTAGCTATTTCGAGAAGGATAAGGCTGGAGGAGGCAGAGGCGCTATCAACATATCTATTACTGGTGTTGGTGGTGAGACTACTGTTATCTCAGGCGGTGAAGAAGACATAGAAGAGGGTAACTATTCAGATGTATGATATTAACCAAGACTTAGACTATTTCACCAAAGAAGAGTTTGCCTGTCAGCACACAGGTGACAACGAGATTAAAGATACATTCCTATTGAAGCTAGACTTGCTTAGAGCTAGGTGTGGTTTCCCATTTGTTATAACTAGCGGCTATCGTAGCCCAGAACATCCCATTGAATCACGTAAGGAGAAACCAGGAACTCATGCCCAAGGCATTGCAGCGGACATTAAAGTTAGTACGGCACAACAAAGGTACACGTTGGTTGAGGAAGCTATCAAGATGGGATTTGGAGGCATTGGAATACACAGTGTGTTCGTCCATATTGATATGCGCAGTGTTAACGGTAATGCTAAACCTGTAATGTGGTTGTACTGAGTGTCTGACTTAAACGTCTCACTGTTGCCGTGGCAGCAGAAGGTCTGGAATGATCCCATACGCTTCCAAGTAATAGCTGCTGGTAGACGTACAGGTAAGTCCCGCTTAGCTGCGTGGAAGTTAATCATTGAAGGCTTAGGCGCTACTAAAGGTAGTGTCTTCTACGTTGCTCCTACACAGGGGCAGGCTAGAGACATTATGTGGGACATGCTGCTTGAGCTAGGTAACCCTGTTATTGCTAGCAGCCACGTTAACAACCTACAGATTAAGCTCATCAATGGCGCTACCATAGCCCTAAAAGGCGCTGACAGACCAGAGACTATGCGTGGTGTTAGCCTCAAGTTCCTGGTTATGGATGAGTATGCTGACATGAAGCCAGAGGTGTGGGAGCAAATCCTACGCCCAGCTCTAGCGGATCAGAAAGGTTCTGCGATGTTTATTGGTACGCCAATGGGTCGTAACCACTTCTATGACTTGTACCAGTATTCCTGTATAGCTGATGACGACACTTTCGCTGGTTACCACTTTACAAGTTACGACAACCCGTTGCTAGATCCAGATGAGATTGAAGCAGCTAAGAAGTCCATGTCTACCTTCTCGTTTAGACAAGAGTTTATGGCGTCCTTTGAGGCACAAGGCAGTGAGCTGTTTAAAGAAGACTATATCAAGTTTGATGACAAGGAGCCGGAAGATGGTGAGTATTATATTGCTGTCGATTTGGCTGGATTTGCAGACGTTCAGAAGGTCACAACCAAGACTAAACGCTTGGATGAAACAGCTATATCTGTTGTTAAAGCGAGTGTTGACGGTTGGTGGGTTGCTAATATCATACATGGCCGCTGGGGCGTCGAAGAGACTGCCAGACGAATCTTTGAAGCAGTTAGAGACTATAAGCCAATTGCAGTGGGCATCGAGAAAGGAGCGTTAAAGAACGCTGTCTACCCTTACCTGAACGACATGATGAAGAAGAACCAGCAGTTCTTTCGTGTTGAAGAGCTTACACACGGCAACAAGAAGAAGACAGACCGTATCGTATGGGCGCTACAAGGCCGCTTTGAACACGGAACAATAACGCTTAACAAAGGCAGTTGGAACCCTCAGTTCTTAGATGAATTGTTTCAGTTCCCTAACCCATTAGTCCACGATGACTTGATAGATTCTCTAGCGTATATAGACCAGCTTGCTAAGGTTGCTTACTCTTTTGACTATGAAGAAGACGACTATGAATTTTTAGATAAATACGCGGGATACTAGATATGGAATTAGATCAAGACAAGTTTACGATTGAGCAGTCACTAGAAGGATGGGTAGGCGAGAAGTGCTTAGCATGGCGCGACAACTTTGAAGAGAACTATTCCCAACGCTTTGACGAGTACTACCGCCTCTGGCGTGGTCAATGGTCTGCTGAAGACAGAACGCGAGAGTCTGAGCGATCTAAGATTATTAGTCCTGCGTTACAACAAGCTGTTGAGTCTTCTGTAGCTGAGCTGGAAGAAGCTACCTTTGGTCGTGGTAAGTGGTTCGACCTCAAAGACGATAAGATGGATCAGAACCCAGAAGACATTGCGTTGCTTCGTGAGCTTCTATACGCTGACTTTAAAAGAAACCGCATCCGTAAAGGCGTTGCTGAGTGTATCTTGAATGCTGCCATCTTTGGTACAGGTATTGCTGAGATAGTCATTACAGAAGAGAAAGAGTTTCAACCAGCCACACAGCCTATTATGGACGGTGAGCTGACGGCAGTAGGTGTTAACATTGTTGACCGCACTTGCGTTAAGCTGAACCCTATTATGCCACAGAACTTCCTTATTGATCCACTGGCTACGTCTGTTGAAGACGCTATGGGCTGTGCTGTCGATGAGTTTGTTTCTATGCACATTGTAGAGCAGCTCCAGGAGCAAGGTGTTTACCGCGAAGCTGAGATCTCTAATGCTTCCCCTGACTTTGACATTGAACCTGATCAAGACCTTACCTCGTTTGATGAAGACAAAGTGCGTCTGACCAAATACTTTGGACTTGTTCCCCGCCACCTCCTTAACGAAGCTATGAAGGAAAGCGATGACGAAGAAGTTATAGAGTTTGATGACGAAGACGATAGCTACTACGTTGAAGCTGTTGTTGTCATAGCTAACGACGGTACTTTGCTCAAGGCTGAGAAGAACCCCTACATGATGGGTGATCGACCTATTGTTGCATTCCCGTGGGATGTTGTTCCTAGCCGATTCTGGGGTCGTGGAGTATGTGAGAAAGGCTACAACAGTCAGAAGGCGTTAGACGCGGAACTACGCGCTCGTATTGATGCTCTTGCTCTCACTATCCACCCAATGATGGCAATGGACGCAAGTCGTATGCCTAGAGGCTCTAAGCCAGAGATTAGACCTGGTAAGATTATCCTTACCAACGGCGATCCTCGTGAGGTTCTACAGCCATTTAACTTTGGTCAAGTAGGTCAGGTTACCTTTGCACAGGCAGAGGCTCTACAACGTATGGTACAGACCGCTACAGGCGCTATAGACTCAGCCGGTACGTCAGGGTCTATTAACGGCGATGCGACCGCTGCGGGCATCTCTATGAGCTTAGGAGCGATCATTAAGCGTCACAAGCGCACATTGATTAACTTCCAAGAAGCTTTCCTGATACCTTTCGTTACAAAAGCAGCACACAGGTATATGCAGTTTGAGCCTGAGATGTATCCAGTAGCTGACTACAAGTTTGAAACGTCTAGTAGCTTAGGTATCATTGCTCGTGAGTATGAAGTTACGCAGCTTGTACAGCTCCTGCAAACTATGTCTCCAGATACGCCAATGTACCCGCAATTGGTACAGTCAATCATTGACAACATGAACCTGTCTAACCGTGAAGAGCTTATTGCATCTCTCAAGCAAGCTAATGAGCCTAATCCAGAAGCTCAACAAGCACAACAAGCTACTCAACAGGCTCAATTGCAGTTCCAGGCGTCACAAACCGCTGCTCTTAACGGTCAAGCCTCTGAATCACAAGCTAGAGCGCAGAAACTGGTTATGGAAACGCAGATTATGCCTCAAGAGCTTGAAATTAACCGTATTAAGGCTGTTACAACCAACCTGCAGGCGGGAGATACAGACGATAAAGAGTTTGAGAAGCGTTTAAAGATCTCTCAGCAGCTTCTAAAAGAGCGTGAAGTAGCTGTTAAAGAGGGTAACCCTGTCTCAGCAACTCCAGCACCTGCTGCGCAGCCACAGCCGCGACCAACTCCACAAGCAACCTTTCCACCACAAGGACAATTGCCGCAATGATTACAGACAGAGACCTACAGCACGTAGTATCACAGGTAAACGCTAAGTTTGAAGAGTTATTTAAGCGTTTAGAGAAATTAGAGGCTAAAGAGGAGAAGCCCAATGGCAACGCCAAGAAAGGGCAAAGCAAAAGTTAAGGTTACCTCTAGCGGCAAGAAAGTAAGCTACGGACAGGCAGGTAAAGCCGAAGGCGGAGGTCCCCGCGTAAAACCAGGGACTTCCAAAGGCGACAGCTACTGTGCTAGAAGCTTAGGTATTAAGAAAGGCTTATCTAAAGACAAACAGAACGATCCCAACACTCCCAATAACCTTTCACGCAAGCGCTGGAAGTGTTCAGGAGCTAAGTCTAAAAAGTGAGGTGTTAAATGAAGTGTTCATCATGTGGCGGAAGCCATACAAAGAAAGGCAACAAGATGCCTATTAGAGGCCAACGGGCTGTAAAGAACAAAGCATCTGCAGCTAAAAAGAAGAAGAAATAGTACTTGACTTTTAAGTGAAAGTGTGCTATAATACATCAGTAATTCAACTAAACTGTCCTTAATGGAGAAACAGTATGATCGATAAAGAACTTGAGCAATACTACACTGTGTACCGTGAAATGTTTATGACACCTGGTTGGAAGCAGCTCCAGGAAGATCTAGCACAGAATGCAGGTATTGTTAACTCAGTTGAAGCGTGTAAAGATGGCGATAATCTGCATTTCCGTAAAGGTCAACTTGCAATCTTAGCCAACTTAATCAACTTAGAAGCTCAGATTAAAGCAGCAGAAGAACAAGCAAATGAAGAAGAAGAGCTAGAAGAGGCTGCATAATGGCCTTGCTCTTTGATTTTGAATGTTCAGGTGGACACATAGAAGAACACTTTGTATCTTCGGATACTAGAGAAGTTACTTGTCCACACTGCAAAAGAATAGCAACAAGGATTCAATCTCCTGTGCGCTCAGCGCTTGATCCGATCTCTGGTGATTTTAACGGTGCTACCGATAAATGGATGAGGAACCGCGCACAGAAGCTAAAGCAAGAACAGAAGGCTAACTCGTAAGAACCCTTCTATACAACTTACCTCCATAATGAGAGTACTCACGGAGTTTTAATAATGGCAACACTACTAGACGAGCGTCTTGAAGACGAAAATGAAGAAGCATCTAATTTTGAAGAGACTCAAGAAGAGATTCAAGAGCAACCTCCTCAAGAAGACGAAATCCCTGAGAAATACCAAGGAAAATCAACTGCTGATATTGTAAGGATGCACCAGGAAGCTGAGAAGCTTCTAGGAAAGCAAAGCGGTGAAGTAGGGGAGCTTCGGAAAGTAGTCGATAGTTATATTCAGACACAACTCGACACAACAACAACACCAGAACCTGACGAAGATATAGACTTTTTCTCAGACCCCGAAAAGGCAGTCGAGAGAGCTATTAACAATCATCCTAAGATGAAGCAAGCCGAAGCCGTTACACAGCAATACCAGAAGCAATCAGCAATGACTCAGTTGGAGAAGAAACACCCTGACATGAGCACAGTGCTACAAGATTCTAAGTTTGTTGAATGGATTAAAGCTTCTAAGATTAGGACTCAGCTCTTTGCACAGGCAGACAAGCAGTATGACTATGAAGCTGCAGATGAACTTTTCACTAATTGGAAGGAACGTCAAGGAATAGTAGCTCAGACTGTAGCTAATGAGAAGGCAGAAAGAAAAACTGCAATTAAGACTGCATCAACAGGCAACACCAAAGGAAGTGGTGAGCAGCAGTCTCGTAAAGTTTATAGACGCGCCGACATTATTAAACTCATGCAGGACGATCCTGATCGGTATTTATCCTTGTCTGATGAGATCATGCAAGCATACCAGGAAGGGAGAGTCCGCAACTAAACTCTTATTATAGGAAATAAACAACATGGCAACTTCAGTATATCCCAATATGGGCGGAGCAGTGACTAACACTAGCGCCGCTAAGTTCATCCCTGAAATCTGGAGCGACGAAGTAATCGCTGCATACAAGTCTAACCTCATTATGGCTAACGCCGTTAAGAAGATGAGCATGACTGGTAAGAAAGGTGATGTCATTCACGTACCTAAGCCTACTCGTGGTCAGGCTCACGCCAAAGCTGCTGGCACTGCTGTAACCATCCAGAACACTGTTGAGTCAGAAGTTCTGATCACTATCAACAAGCACTTTGAATTCTCTCGTTTGATCGAAGACATTACCGAAGTACAGGCTCTTGCTTCTCTTCGTCAGTTCTACACTGGTGATGCAGGCTATGGTCTGGCTAAGCAGGTTGATGACGATCTGTTTGAGCTTGGTAAGTCTTTCGGTAACGGTGACGGTTCTTCTTGGGTCAACACTGGTTCTTACCAGATTAACACTTCTTCCGGTGCTCTTGAAGCATATGACGCTGATGGCACTGCTGACGTTGGTGCTTTCTCTGACGCGGTTTTCCGTGGTTTGATTCAGAAGATGGATGACGCAGACGTTCCTATGGATGGTCGTACTTTCGTTGTGCCACCTTCTTTGCGCAACGCAATCATGGGTGTTGAGCGTTATAACTCTGCTGACTTCGTAGACGGCAAAGGCACTGTTACTGGCAAGATCGGTAACCTATACGGTGTTGACGTTCTTGTATCTAGCAACGTACCTACTCTTGAGACTGGCGTTCGTGGCGCACAGCTTATCCACAAGGACACCAATGTTCTTGCAGAGCAGCAGGGTGTTCGTTCACAGACTCAGTACAAACAGGAGTTCTTGGGAACTTTGTACACTGCTGATACTCTGTACGGCACTCAGGTTATGCGTCCAGAAGCAGGCTTTACCCTAGCAGTCTTAGGCTAAGCAAGTAACAAACTGGGGATTCTTCGGAGTCCCCTTTCTTTTCTTTTGTTTCCGTAGGAGCTACAATGGCTATATTTAGAGGAGATGGAGGTGCTGGAGATTCCAACACAGACTCCACTCTTAACTTAGTTACTGCCCAAGCTGTTATAGCCACTACGAAAGCAAGCGATGCAGCCGCTAGTGCCGTAAGTGCTAGTGACTCAGCTACAAGTGCAACAACATCTAAAGATGCAGCAGCTACCTCAGCTACCAATGCAGCTAACTCTGCACAAGGTGTTGAGAGCGCTGCCACAGCGGCCACAGCAAGTGCTACAGCAGCGTCTACGTCAGAAACTAACGCAGCCACAAGCGCCACAGCGTCAGCTACATCAGCTACAGCTGCTAGTGCCTCTCAGACAGCTTCTAGTGCCTCTGAGAGCAACGCAAGCACATCGGCCACCACTGCCACTACTAAAGCCTCAGAAGCGGCTACAAGCGCATCTAATGCGTCTACAAGCGCTTCTACGGCAACGACCAAAGCATCAGAGGCGGCGACTAGTGCAAGCAATGCCTCAACCTCCGAAAGCAATGCTGCTACGTCAGCCTCTGGTGCATCTACTTCCGCTACAAACGCAGCTAACTCTGCAACAGCATCTGCTGCCTCTGCTAGCGGTGCTGCTACATCTGCTACTAACGCTGCTAACAGTGCTACAGCGGCTGGTACGTCTGAGACTAACGCAGCAACAAGTGCTACAAGTGCTTCTACTAGCGCAACAGCAGCTGCAGCCTCTGAGACAGCAGCAGCGACTAGTGCAACTACAGCCATAACTAAGGCTAGTGAATCTAGTACCTCAGCAGCTAACGCAGCTACAAGCGCATCTACGGCCTCTACACAGGCTACTAATGCAGCCACTAGCGCAACTGCTGCGGCTAACAGTGCTACAGCTGCTTCTACCAGCGAGACTAACGCAGCTACATCAGAGACTAACGCAGCTGGCAGTGCTACATCAGCAGCTAACAGTGCAGCAGCAGCTATAGTAACTCTTTCTAATCTTAACGCAGACAACATGACTACTGGTACACTCAACGGTGGAACTTACTAAAGGTATTTAAACATGGCAACAAAAATTGTAACTAAAAATAGCTCCACAGCTTCGAGCGTACCTACAGCAGCGCAGCTTGTTCAAGGAGAGCTGGCGGTCAACGTAGCGGACAAGCGGCTATATACTGAAGATAACGCAGGTGCTGTTGTTTTGCTGGCTGACGGCACTAAGCTAGATGGCATTGAAGCCTTAGCAGATGTTACAGATGTAACCAACGTCACAGCCGCTGGTGCTTTGATGGACTCAGAGCTTACTAGCATTGCAAGCGTTAAAGCTCTTGACCAAGGCGTAG